CCGCTTTGTTGTTGTTCAGTTGGCTGCGAGGCAGGAACGGGGGCCGTTCCTACTGCTGGAATACTAGATTGTTCTGGAAGTGCCGGTGCTGTTGGTGCTACCGGTTGTGGTTCTGGTGCAAATGCTTTTTCTATAATAGTTTCTAACTGGAAACCTTTTTGTCTGCCTTGTATTACTTCGGCAATTCTCGTAATGATTTGAGATGGGTCTTGACCTTGGGCAGCAAGCGCGGGAATAGCTTGTGCATACTGAGCAACAGCAACCCTAAGAGAATCACGCATTTCTTCAATGTCAACTCTTTGTTCTTCTTGCGTAACATTTAACTCCATTGGTATTTCTCGGCGGACATAATCACGGGACACTAACTTATCGCTACGCATTTGTAGTAATGCAATGATGGCTCGGTTAGGATCCATACCAGACATAATGCCGTAACGTACATCTACGCCATACTCGCCTTTAATATCACGAGATGGTGTGTACTTCATTGTATAAGGTGTACCGTCATCGGTTCCCTTGATAGTCTTGGTCATATTACCAAAGACAACCTCATCCACTTCAAAACAAAGCTTGTGCTGCTTTAACTTGTGTATCAAAGCCAGCTTGTAATGCTTGAACTCCACGACCTGTAACAACAGAGGCATCAATATTACCTGAACGAGATTCAGGGTAGCGAGAACCTAATCTTAACTCACGTTCTAGTACACCTGACTCTGTAAATACTCCTGCTGGTAATTCTAGTGGAACTCTACGAATACCTTGTGGATTAGCAGACCTCATAATTGCATCTGGTCCTAGTGCTAACTCCTGTACATCTTGTGGAATAGCGATAGGTGCTTGAATAGATTTCTCTGCTGCTTGGATCTGCAATACTGCAAAGCGAGCACGGGCTAGTTGAACGGATAGGACATCATCAAACTGTCCACGAGCTTCTCCATCTAAAGATGAACGAAGTGCAACTCTTGCTAAACACTTACCGACTGGGTTAGGTGTATTAGATAGAACTAAGTTATTACGCTCTGGTATAAAAATTAAGTCTTGATCTTTATCGTGGTACCTAACAATAGATAGGTAAGGGGAAGCGTAAGAATAAACTGTCTTTCCAACTATCTGATCATAGAACTCAGGATACTGGGAAGCGATAGTTTCAGCATCGGATGCAATAATCTGTGATATGGATAGGCAACGACCAAATCTATCTATCTCAGGATATACACCAAAAGGATTTAGTAAACGGATACGAGGATTGTTTGTTTCATAATCCATCTCAATCATTGCTGGTAATAGACCATAGGTATTAAAGTAATCAGCACCGGTATACATCTGGATCTGTAAATCAGATGAGGCAACGTAATAGTTTGCTATACGAGTTCTAGTATCAGCAGCACGGCGTTGGGTATCAGATACCATATTGGTTGCTGCACAGTTAAAGGATGGCAGTGGTGCCATTACCTCTGCTAGATCACGGGCAGCTACATCTACAAAGTTTGCAACTAAAGGCTTTGGGTAATCCTCTGAGAACATAGCTGGATATACTTTTGATATATCACCTTGGCGCACAGAAAGAACATCGCGCATACGCTGGTCTCTAGCTGCATAGCGGTTCTTCAACCGATCTATCTTTGAGACTACCTCTTTAGTTGATAACAATATTGCTCCTTAAATAAACGTGCGTTCCTTCTCAGCAAAGAGTTCGTCTAGGTTGACGACTGTTCTCTTGCCCTGTTCATATTTTGATAGGAATGGATTTTTAAGATGGTGTGTTTGGTACTTACCATAGTTGAGCATCTCTCTTGCTCTGATCTCGCAGAACCAAAGAGCCATTACCATATCTGTCTTACCCTTAGTCGTAGGAGACCAAGTAATTAACTGCTCTATTAGAGCCTTAATGTTTTCAGTTTGATCTGAAGGTAAATGTATTAGGTTATCCCTATGGTGCTTACCATCAAATTGCTTAGTACCAAATAAGGTAGCCATAGATGCAACACCGAAACCTGCATCCCATTTATTATTACCAGTATGGTGTTCTTTAAACTGTACACCTTTAGATGCTAAGTGCATCTTGATACCTTCATCTTGTGTTAAGAAAGATTGAAATGCGTTCTTCTCTACTATCCACTCACTAGGACCATACAAGGATGTCCAGTCAAATATTAAATTTCTAATAGCAGCAGGGCTAGGTCGTGTAATCTTAATAGCATCTACAATATAGCGTTTACTAGTAGCTCTATCTATTGCATAACAGATAGCTGCGGTATCTCCTACCATTGCAGGGTCTAGACCACAGATATAGGTAAAGCCATTTAAATCTCTTGGGTGTCCAGGATGACCTGCGGTTAGTCTGCCTGACTTACGCATACCATCTATAGAACCACGAACACAGACAGGGTCAAAGGCTGCATCATCTGAGATATCTTGTTGCTGATAAATTAAAGCCCAAGTTGAAGCATCCATAGATTGGCGTTCGTTATAAAGGTTACGCCCATTCCATCTAGGATAGAATCCAGTTACTGGATCCTTCTCTACTTCTTCCTGACCATCAAAGGGTTGATCAGAAGCTGGCCATAAGGTTTCCCATTTATCGGGATCATCATCTACTGTAAGTAGAGCTGGCATTGCTAGGTAGGACCAAGGTACTAGGCCACCAGGATATCTATCGTTGTTGCGTAGTTCCTTATATAAATCAACTGAGGCAACACGGGTACCAATTACAATAAGTTTACCTGTAGGGTTAAGACGAGATCTAACATCTTGGGTTAACCACTTGATCTGTCGTTCAAAGTCATTAGCATTGGATAGAGTTACAGCATCGTCTACTATAATCATATCTGCTCGTTTACCGTAGATCTGACCGCCAATACCAACTGCTTCTATATTGGGATCCTTCTCACCAGATTCACGCAATTCATCACCGAAGGTAACGCGAGTTGCTTGCCAGGAGGCTGACTTAGATTTAAAGCCGATACCGGCAGCGTAAGCTGACTGGAGGGCCTCATACTGTGGGTGAGTAAGTCTTTGCTTTATAGCGTATAAAAAGTCTGCTGCTAATCTTTGAGTCTGGGAAACTATCAGTACTCTAAAGTTAGGATTCTTACATACCTGCCAGGTGACATAGTCAATTGTAATAGTCATTGACTTGGCGTGGTTGGGTGGAATGTTTAGAAGTATGCGGTTATTAGCGAGTCCTGGTTCATACTTCATAGAGGGGTGTAACCAAGAAGGTTTACCAACCTCAATCATATCTACTAAATTTTGTTGATGGGGGAAGGTCTTATTATGTAAGAAGCGATCCCTGAACTGGGCGAAGGTAATTTCATTTACATCACCTAGTGCAAAGTTTTTATCCCTTAGACCTAGCCTAGTTCTATCTACCTTGTCCGCGAATATCTTATCTGTCCTGCGGTAGTACTCATAAGTCTTAATAGATTTACCGGCTGAACCGCAAGCCTGTTCTATAGTCATACTTTCAGCTACGGAGTTTAGAATAATCCGTTTGGCGATATCTGCTGAGTTCTCAGCCATTTAACTCCCTGTGTATAAAGCTGTGGATAAGTCCCGTAATTGAAATCTTTGATCTATTACTAGGCCCAGAATATTATACTGGAGATAATATTATATTACACCTGCCGCTTGCGTATGTTTTCTGGTAACTCCCGAAGGAGCTACAGCGACTGAGGGGTAAAACCTTCACTCGCCCTTAGGGGGCATCGCGAAGGTTTACCGAAGCGATGTGGTCGTAAAACTTAAAGCGGTTCGTTTTACTCCCCTACTATATATAAGGCGGGAAATTAACTCCATTTCCCGTTTTTTAGTAAAAAATCTTTTAAATGTGATACAACTCACGGGATATACTATATCAAAACGGACATATCGGGCTACATACAGCCAGCTTCACTTTAGCAAATATTTTTATTTGGGGTGTATACAGCACAGGTCGCGGGCGTTAAGCAAGGGTGGGTCGGTTTGTGCGTTATTGTCGGGCTTGTCGGGTATGTCTGTTTTGCTATGGTTAGCAGTTGCGCCCGTATTGGTAAAGATTGGCGGGCGGCCTACCCATAGGCGGCACTCTTTATTAAACATCTCCCCCGATCTGCCAGCCCTTGCCAGCCCTCCAGCAATTCAGCCCAGCCCCCAGCCCTAACCCTTTACCTGAGGTTTAATCTTGCCAAACCCTCAACCTTTACTAGAGGTTTACCCCGTTAATTTGTTCACCTGTTGTTCATCTTCAAATGCTAGGTAATGGGGGATTGTGTGGTATTTTTCTCTTATGGGGCAAACGCCTCATATTAAGAGCCTAAAAGGAGAATAAAGAAATGACCCGTAAAGACTATGTAATGATTGCGGAGGTTTTTGCCCGTTCTGCTGGTGATGATCTTGCAAAGTTTCTTGCTGTAAACCTTGCCGATAAATTGGCAGAAGATAATCCCCGCTTTGATCGCGCCCGTTTCCTTACCGCTTGCGGGGTGAAATAATGGCTACTTTTGAGATCTGGAAAACTGTTTCATATGACGCATTTTGCATAATTGAGGCAGATACTTTAGAGGAGGCTAAACAAGCCCTAAGAGATGAGGCTCAGGAATGGGATAGCATCAACGGGCAAGATGAGGTGTTTAGTTTTGACGGGGTGGAGTTTGACCCATACGAGAATGAGGAGGAGGAATAATGCTTAAACTCCAATTTGATTTATCAACGGGCAAAATTGAGCAGTTTGAGGCTAAGTGTTGCGAGCACGGGTTTGAGAGTGCTTGCGCTTGTTGTATGGCTGAGTGCGATAACTGCTTAGAGGCTTAGTGGCGGGCTATCTCTCACCCTTGCGGGTGGGAGGTGGCACTCTCCTAAACAATTAAAGAGAGTGAGAAGGAAGGCGATCAAATGACTACCCGCGTTTGTGATGTTTGCTTTGATTACTTTGCAACTCTAAGCGAGGCTTTAAAGCATAGTTTAGAGCACGAGGATAAATACGGCATAAGGGCGATCTTTACCTGTGAGGGCAAAGAGGACAAATACACCAACTATTCTGAGCAGATCTTCAACTCAGAGGAGGAGGCATTAGCAGCAATAAACGACAACTACGGAGAGCAGTTGGCGCAAGATGCAACGATTGACACAGAGAACGCAAGCGAGGCTCTAAACCCTGATTTAATCGGCTACTTATACGAAGATCTAGAGCCTTACATAATAGAGAAAGAGGAGGTCAAATAATGAAATGGCACATAAGGAGAGGACGCGTTTACAAATCCATAAATGGGACGGCGAAGGCTCATCTTTATTATTGGATAAAGCAAGAGAAGGCTTACCATTTTGTAGCGGGCTATTACGGGTTTGGAAAGGAGATTGAGTTTCAGGGCTTAGTGTTTAGGACGGCGGGAGAGGCTAAGAATTACTGCGCTGCGAAGGACGCTCAGGCGGTAGTGATTGAGGAGGTGAGATCTTAAAAAAGCTGGTCAGTTGATAGTGTCCTTGCCTTTCTCCTGATACTATATGGGGGAGAGGCAGGGATATTCTCAAAGGAATATCACCAAACAAACGAGAGAAAGAAGGCGATCAAATGGAAGGTAAGAAACTGCTAGACACACTCTCAAAAATTGAGGGTGGAGAGTTCTACGACATATTCAACTTATTGCCCGATAGTGCGGGCGGGGCTGAGTGGATTAAAGAAATCAAATACACCGCAGGAAGGGTGGCAGAATATATTCAAGCGGAGGACGATTATTCGCTAGAAGATTTAAGGGACTATGGCAACGAATATGCAAACGGCGAGTGCGAAACTTACTACTTCAACATCAATGCAGAAGTTCAAGCCCTGAGTTTATGGGGATTAGATGAGGTAAGCGATTATGTAGCCGAGTTAAACGAGGGCAGATCTTACCCAACTTTTACCGAGTTAAACTCTCAATACTTATACGCGGGAAAGCAAATTACTTGGGACGCGGTAGTAGATCAAGCCTTCACTAATACAGAGGAAATGGTGAACGCATAATGAGATCACCAAACTATTACAGAGTGAGAAGGCTAGTCAGGGTAGCTTTTGTGTTTTTGCTACTGGCAACGCTTTATTATGTTGCAACCCATATCAATTGGGTGGGGGACGGCTACTGCTGGGGAAGTATTGATAAGTGTTATCCAACTACTATCGGGGGCAAATAATGTGTAATGAGTGCGGATATAAACACAGCGAAGACAACAAAACAATGAGCATAATTATATGCGGAGATTGTTTACGCGCCGATTGTGGAGGGTGTGAGCGATGAAAAATCCTGATCTAGTTTATGAGCGTATAAACGATTGCAAGGGTATCGCTTGGGATAACTGCCACAAGATTTATATCCTTATGGATAGTGAGCAGATAGAACTAATGCGTGAATATGGATACGACACACTAATCACTACTGATCAAATGTCTACTGATGAGATGTTTTTATTGGTTGAGGATTGGTATATGGACAGTTGTTCGTTGCGCTTTATTCAGGCAGTATCAACTAACCACATAAATCCTAATGCTGGATTTGAAAGTCTGTCTTCTCAATTTGAAGATGAGGAGGCGAGAGTATGAGAAAGTTTATCTGCAAATCCTGTGGGTGGGAGATAACCAATGCTCAATGGTGGTGGATAGCTAAGGATTACGAAGGCAATTACCTTTGTGATGATTGTGCAACTGATGAAGATATAAAACAACTACAAGAGAGAGAAGGTGCAAGATAATGCTCGGACATAAGTATAAAGATATACAAGGCTTTGGCTCAACGCTAAGGCTTGCTGAGTTAATGGCAATAGATATGGGAGAGCCTGATCTAAGAGAAGGACTTATGAAAATATGGGACTTTTTTGAAGGTGTATTAGCTGAGGGCTATGTAGAGGGAGAGGAGATAGAGGTATGAGCAAGATGAAACAATACCTAGAGGGACAGATAGTAATCAAAGGTAAAGAACACGAGGAAACAGGGTGGAAGCGGTATGTCTACTTTGAGTATGAGGGCAACGAGTATGAACTCACTCTATTCTATGATGAGTTTACTGGCTATGATACTTATTGGAGAGTGCCTAATACCACGCCCGCTTGGGTAGTTGAGTGGGACAGCGAAGCTCACGAGGGTATGAGCTTTACACATTACTTAGACGATCTAACTTGGGAGAATAACTAATGAAGAAGGAACTGAAAGAGATAGACGAAGCTATCACCAACCTATGGTGGGGTGCTGAGATAAGTGATACAGCAAAACTGTGGTGGAACGACCACTATCAGGAGATAGTAGAGAGAGAGCTAGCGAAGTGAGTAAGAGAGATATCCTAAAGGCTATGAGTATTAACGATATGGTCAAGTCAATAGATGAAAGTGAGAGAGAGGAAGTGCCAAGCTGGACAGTATGGGTGGGCGGTGGCGAAGTAAACTCTCACCTTTTAACTCAAAGTAAAGCTATCTCAATAGCAAGCGATTGGTTTAACAGAGGTTATGATGATGTAGTAGTGGAGGAGGTGAGATAATGGAGGAATTATCAGAGCAAATACAATCAGATTTAATTACTTACCTTGATGGGTTTAGTGATGAAATTATAGATGGCGTATGTAAGATAATTGCCGATAGATTTAAGGGCACTTATGAGTGAACCACGCTACCTATCAGGAGATGAGTATGCCCATACTGGGGTAGAGTTAGACATAGTAAAGTGTAAAGAGTGTGCGAGTGAGTATGACTACGCTGAGTATCACTCTTACACCTGCTCAGATTGTGAAGATAAAATAATCAAGAGAGAGAGAGGGAGCGAGTGAGTAATGTGTTGGAGCTACGCAACGGGTCAGTAAAGAGAATTATATTCTATGAGGTAGCTGACCCACAAAATATAGCCATATGGGGAGGAGAGAACGCCTTAGAAGCCCTGAAATGGTATAGGAATAGCCCTACTGGTAGTAAAATCTATGTCCAAGAGTGGCTAACAGATGAGGAAGATGCTAAGGAAGTGTCCTCCCAAATAGAGATAACACCTATAGTATTATCTACTATAGCTAATTGTATGGACAGGTGGGTTTAATGGATAGAGTTAAAAAAAGAATAGAAACGGCGAAGGCACAAGCCGTTCGTCAGAGAAACTATCGCAGAGCTAGGGACAGGGCGTTGGCGCGTTTGGGTAATGACTATCCAAATGTGTATCGCACCTACTTAGAAGAGGAGATGAGTGCTGATGAAGAAGGTAATAAGAAATGGCTTGATATTAGTGGTCGCACTAGGACTACTGCTAGTAGGAGAAAGTAAATTATTTCCACCACCAGTAGGACAAATCCCTCACGGTGTAATAGAGAATAGGAAGGCAACTAAAGATGAGAAAGATCGGAATAGAAAGCTCGCCAAAGACTACGCTGCGGCTGGTTGGGGCTGGAGAGGGAGAGAGTGGGAGTGCCTTGAGTCCCTTTGGACCGCTGAAAGTCGGTTTGATAATTTCGCAAAGAACCAAAGAGGATCAAGTGCTTACGGAATTGCTCAACTCCTTAGAGAAACAGATAGTAGACCTGAGTATCAGATCTTGCGAGGTGCTAAATATATTTCTAAGCGATACGGCACACCTTGCAAAGCAAAAAGTTTCTTTCTCAAGCACCGATATTATTGATACTTGTAATGAGTGTGGTGATGACCTAGTAGCAGAGGGTCAGAGCAAGTGTCTTGATTGTCTAGAGAAAGCTATGTTAGTATCTAACTCTTGATCGGTTCTCTCCGATCACTATAAAGATAGCCCTGCCAACCCTTCCTGGCGGGGCTTTCTACTTTCTTAAAGACAAAAACCCCTACGGGATAGGAACCGTAGAGGCTATTGCCAGCACTCAACTGGATATAGGATCCAGCCTTGTACTATAAGTATAACAGATTATTTTTTTCTAATCCAATACTGATCGTTGATAACTAATGTATCTAGCTCAGCCTTGTGTCGCTCAGTAAATAATAGTATGCCAGGGCGAGGTGTCTTAGATGGTGGTAGATGGCGAC